TTCTGATGCAGGAAAACCTACACCTGCACCTAAACCTGGTGTTCGTACTGATGATATTCTGGATGCTATCAGAAATGTTCCTGATGAACCAAAATTACCTAAAGTAACTGGTGGACAACCTAGACCCACCGATTTACCTAATAGGATGGGAATGTCCCAGGCGGAGTTTAAAAAACAAGTTGTTAATAGAAGAGGCAGAAGAATATCTAATATGCCAGATGCTCCTGTGCAAGGAAGAGCATCTATACCACTTCCATCACCAACTAGAAATCAAACTGTCAAGACAGTTCAAAATGCTCTGAATAGAAATGCAACACAACAGGGTGCCGCAACTGTTGCAACTGCACAGCAACCAGCAAATGCTTGGCAAAGATATATTAAGTCAAATCCAACAGCACAGCGATTAGTTGGAGGACTCAAATGGACTGGTAGAGCACTTGCTGCTTTAAGTGCAATTCAAGATTATAAATCAGGTGTAGAAGATGCAAAAGCAGCTGGTGCTGGTCCTGTGAGACAAACTCTTCGTGGAGTAACCAGAGCAACTGGTGGATTTTTTGGAGGTCTTGGCGGTGGAACCGTTGGTGCAGGTGTAGGCACCCTTAAAGGTGCTATAGGAGGACCTTTGGCGATTGCAACTGGAACTGCTGGTGCCCTTTACGGCGGCGCACAGGGTGCTAGCCTTGGTGCTTCTGGTGCTGATGCAGTATTCAGAACTCTTGGAGGGGAAACTAAACAACAAGTTTCTCAAAAGGATGCTGCTGCAAGAGCTAAACAAATCAACCAGGGTATTGGACAATCATACTCTTATGGAACTGGTGACACTGCTATCATCAGAGGTGCTGATGGTAAAGAAAGAGTTGGTCAAAGATCAACATCTAATGGTACCACTGTTTATACTGCACCATACAGACCAGAAACAAATCCAATCGATAGAATTGGAAGAAACATTCCATTCTTAAAAGGATATTATCAGAGAACTGATGATGCTGAGCGTAAGGATAGAGTGAAAAAACAGAAGACAAAGTTTTATGATAGTATAGGTAGTCAACCAAGTAATAATTACAAACTTCCTTCCATACCTGCTGACGGATCTGGAACTGGACCTTGAGTTAGGTATTACTCTCCCTAAATACTAAGATAGAATAGTCTTAAAAGATGTATTATAATCTTTCGGAAGAGCAGAAGATATTTCTGGCACATTCCTATGCAATGTTAAAAGCAGGATATACTCACGACGAGATTGTTGAGTATTGGACTTGTAATGATCAAGAGAAAGTTCAAAACATTGTTGAAGATCTTGAATATATTCCTGTAGATTTGAAGGATGAAGATCTACTCAAGTTTTTAGATGAGGGTTGGGGTGTTCTCAACTATGTCGATGATGCTTTGAGAATTGGTAGTCAAGGTCTCAAGTATGGTAGATCTGTAATGAGACAAATTCCCAGAGCAGCACGAGCAACTCAGGGTGTTATCAATCGTACTGATGATACAGTTCGCGGTGTGGTCAGAGCTCTTAGAGGTGGAACTGGCACTGATAGAATGAACTATTTGATGAAGAATGTCAATAAGATTGATGATGTGCAGAGAAAAGAATTGAGAACCTTGATGTCAAGAAATCAAGCAGATGCACTCAAATTTACACCTGCACAGTTTGATAGTGTTAGAGGAGCTGGATCTCATCAGAGAGCGTTGCAACGTTATCAAGCAGCGAATAAAGATGGTAGATTAACACAAACACCTTCGGGTAATTATACAGTGAATCCAAGAGGTGGTGGACCAGGATCAGGATCTCAAGCCGCAAGAGATCAAAAACTTACTGATGCTTTAAAATCAAATACAACGACATCTGTTCAGCAAGCCGCACCCACTGTAGTGAATAGGGCTAGAGGTGCTGAAAATCCAAGTTTAGCAAAACTTGCTGGTGGTGGTCTCGTCACTGGAGGATCTATTGTTGCTGGTTCTGTAGGCACTCAAGTCGTTAGAGATATGCTCAAAACTCCAGATAAATCTGGAACAGACACTCCAGACACTCCAGATACTTCAAGCAATTCAAACACAGAGCCTAATATACCTAAAACACCTAAAGAAAAGACTAATAGATGTGCTAAAACTTTTGGTAAAGGATATTCTTGGAATAGTAAATCTAAAATGTGTACCAAAGAGGAAGCATATGAATTTATCCTCGATAAGTTAATTTCAGAAGGACACGCATCATCGCTTACAGAAGCAGAATATGTCTTCAAGCAACTTGATGATGAGTATATTGAATCTATGCTTTCGGAACAAAATCTTTCTTACTCAGATGCCACGGCGCTTTTGAGAGGTCATCAATATAGCAGAAAACAACTGATGGATATGAGTAAAAAAGCAACAGAAACTGGGCAGCACGGATTAGCACAAGCTTGCTATGATGCTGCTTGCAAAATGAAGATTTGATTATCTAGTAACTGCTTTCTTAACTAAAACAGTCCCCTCTACTGCTCTTGTAGTAGTTCCAGCGGGACTGTTTAATAGTAGGTCGTAAAAATATTTTCCTGGTTTCAGATTTGCAGTATCTGATGCAAGTAGAGATATTGAAACTCTGCCAGTTTTTCTATCGTTAGCAAAGGCAATTGTAAATTCAGCAGTCTTTAAAGATGATTCATATCGCTTCATCTGAGCACACGCAGTAAATCCAGTCAAGTCTTTTACACTATTAGACTGCACATCTTCTAGAACAAACGTTTGATCAAAGTCTGTTCCAGTGTATATTACTAGATTACTTGTGTATGTGACTGCCATCGTTTTTTAAATATTTATGGAAGGTCAACTAGGAATGGAGTAATCCAATCTTCACTTGAGTTTGTTACTGATGTAACAGTAATATTTCTTTCATTCAATTTTGCGAGGAATGCATCATAAGATGCTCTAACTGTTTGAAGTGTCATACTACCAGAAGTATCAATAAACAATGCGATAGAAGAACCTTCTGGAAGATCATCTATATTGCAAATCTTATACCAGTCAGTTATATTATCAGGATTTCCATCATCTCTATTTACAATTACTGGTCCAAAAGTAAATCCATTCGCAGCAGATCCTGGTTCTCTGGATGTATCATTGACTGTAATTGTAGGAGAAGTTGCCAGTAAATTTGAAGTTGCTGAATTATATCTAAATTCTACATAGAATGATTCTATACCTTCAGTTATAAAATCATCTGATAGATTCAGTGTCACGGATCCAGTATTATTTGTAATTCCAAAAGATTTGAATGAACTAATATTTGTAAAATCATCGCCACTAACACTTCCTACAAAATATGCACGATATTTACTGCTGTGATCTGGAATATTTGTTCCATTTATTGTAAATGTTACGCTTCCACCTTCGTTGACTGTTGTGCTTGATGCTGTAACAGTAACATTAGATGGAGCAGTGTCTGTGATTGTTACTGCAGAACTTGTTGTAGTTATAGTTCCACTTGTACTTCCAGTTCTAATAGAAAGAATTATATCTTCGGTTTCGTTGTTCCAATCTAATCTTGTGGTTATGGTAACAATTCCAACATTGTTGTTTACAAGGAAGTTTCCACTGCTGCCTCCTACCCAATCACTAGAACTTGCAGAACCTTGTTCTCTCCAATATAACTGAGTACCGTCACCAACATTAGTAGTATTAATTGTAAATGTGACACTATCTCCTTCCGCTACAGTTGATACGGATGGTGTGATATTATAAGATGGAACAATATCATTAATTGTGATAGATGGTGTGGTTGTTAACGCTGCACCAGAAGTAGAACCATTTCTAATTACAATATTAAAGTTTTCAGATCCTTCAGTTCCAGGTCCTTCCGCTACTAGTGTTCTAGTAAACGTTGCAATACCTGTTGATGATCCAGTACCAACAACATTAAATGATCCAGTAAGACTATTGTCATCAAAGTCTGCTGCTTCTGCACTGCCACCACTACTGAAATATAATGTAGAACCATTCGGTACGTTTGTTGTATTAACTGTAAATTCTACAGATTGCCCTTCATTTACACTTGTTGTTGATACACCAACAGTGGCAGATGGAACAAGGTCATTAATTGTTACATCACTTGTAAATGTGACAGCAGTTCCAGAAGTAGAATCAGTCCTAATTACTAATCTAAAAGTTTCTGGTCCTTCAATGAGAAGATCAGATGCAATCGTTCTTGTGACGGTTCCGATACCACCAGTGGCAGTACCATCACTAACTATATTAAAACTTCCAGTTAAAGCGTCTAAGTCATTGGAGGTTGCTGAACTTCCTGCTGCACCAACTAAAGTTCCATAATATAATGTAGTTCCAATACTAACATTCTCAGTATTAACTACAAAGTTGATGGTTGATCCTTCATCAACATTTGTTGAAGATGGTGTTACTTCATATACAGGCACATTAGTGCTTTGTAATAATGCACCACCAAGACCTTTAACTGTTAATGCTCTTCCGCGAGCAATAGGTATATTTTGATTTAGAACATAAGTTATTCCACTACTCTCTAAAGTAACACCAGTATCCTCACCGAACATTGAGAGTGCTACTGAAGTAGATCCAAAACTTACTGTTACTCGATCACCAGGCAATGCTGGCAAATAAAACAGTGTATCGTTTGCCTCATCAGCAGTAATATCAACAGTATCGTAGTTGCCAAAAGGTATAACTCTTACATTATCTGTTGTTGAAATTCCAACTGCCTTTTGTGACAGAATTGCATCAATATAAAACTCTGGAATAGTTGTATTTGCAAACTTATCCCTAAATTTTCGTAACCAAGTTTTAAAACTATTTCTTTGGGCTAATGTGGGCTTTGGCATATCTTACCACCTAATCAATACTGCGAGCGCAACCATAGCAACTAATAAATCATATGATTGTGGTGCAACTCCACTCATTCCTGGACCACCAAAATATCCATCATCACCAGGACCTATATCTTCAAATGCAACTTCTACTTCTACAACTGGACTTCCTGGAACATCCTCCCATACTGCACCTACTGTTACTTTATGTGCATTCTCCCACCACTCTTTCCAAGTTGGCCAGTTAGCACCTTGATTATTGTAATATGCTGTATTAAATGATCCTTCATCCTGATGATACCAATTTTGCACCCTAAATCCTAATTGATTCCCATCACCAAGACCAAGCCTTCCAAAAAGACCACCATCAGCACCACCACATAATTGTTGTTCTGGAGTCATACAAGAATCCACACAAAGATATCTTAGGTTGGGAGGTATCTTAATCAATCTAGCAAAAGGTCCAGTTAATGATCCATTAGATGCTGCTTGGAGTTTTTGACTTGCACTTCTCCAAGGTTTAGGATAACTATCACTAGGTCCAATAGGAATGTTGCCAGTAGGATCAAAAGGAGTTACAACTGGTGCATGAGGACCACCTAAAAAAGCTTCAGTGAATGAAGATGTAACAGGATTGCCAACTTGTAAAGTCGCCGCCTGAGAATGAGGTATGGATTCTCTACAGACTCCATCCCAATAAAGAGCTGGATTGAAAGATTTTAATTCTGCAAAAGTTGCCATTTAGGTGAAATATAAGTGAAGATTATTACTCGTTCCACCCCATCCCACTTGAATTGATGCTATTCCGACCACTGCTGTTGTTGGGGTGTTTATACCAACATTTTGATATGCAAATGTGTTTGCATCTATAATTTTTACAGGAACACCATTTGGATAGGTTGATGTTGATATATTAAAAGAAGTTGCTATACCAGTATTTAGATTCATAATAACACCCCAATCATCATATGTGGAACTCATTCCGTGTGCTGGAGTGGTAGTTACTATAGCAACATTATTTGATCTAGAAACTGATGTTGGTGTACATACACCAACAGAATCATTCCAGTTTGACCAAGGTTTGAGACTATAATCTTTATATCGGTCTACACGAAGAGTATTATAAAATATTTGTTTTTTAGCACCACTAGTTCCTATACCAACAGATGAGGTTCTTTTTGAATCACCATCTAAAATAGCAAGTAACATTGCTTTTGTAACACTGTCAAGATATTGAGAAAGTTGTTTTTCTCCAATATCAAGATATCCACGGGTTACTACACCAACTGGTTCTTCTTCAAAGTGAACATAATCATCACCACCAACAAACTTATTAATAAGGATATTATAGTTTGCAGTTTTCGCGTTTATCTTACCATAAGAATTTGCATCCATAACATCATTAAATTGATGAATGTTATAGACTGCTAAACTAGAACCAATACTTACACCAACTCCTGGAAGACTATCTTGAATGAAGTTTGGTGCTTCTCCACCATTGAAATGTTTGAGTGTTAATGAGTATGATGTTTTCATTGTTATTGTAAGTTTATATTAATAGGTACTGGTTGTCCTTTACCGTCGCCATTTAAAAAGTTATCTGTAATAATATTTCTTCCAATTTCAGTAGGATGAGTCCAGTTTTGAGTTCCATTGACCTCTGAAATTTGAGTTACTGGTGGATAAACTGTAGATCCAACTGCAGAAGGATCTCCAATCGGCACAGCATTCTCCCATTCATCCCTTTGATGATATGTATGCCAAGGTCCTGGTGTTTGTCCTGGATTTGGTTGTCCAGTATAACTTGCATCTGGTCTATCTGCTTGATTACCATAGGCAAAATCAAAATCGTCTAATACTCTTAAAACAGTTTCATTAGAAGTTGTAATCACTAATGCTGTTCCGAATATTGTATGGAGACATAATCTTGGTCCAGGATCTGCATAGAATGCTACTCGGTGTACTTTTTGCCCAGCACTAACACCCATTCTTGCTAAACCTTCTGGAGAAAATGCACTTGTTATGTCTGCTCTTTTTTCTATTGATTTGGTTCTTAAGAGATTATACTGTCTTTCACCGTCCATAGTAAGGTCAAAAAACTCTTGTATGTTTTCTCTCAAACTAGGTAACTTATCTTGTATATCATTTTCATTAAATACGCTATCATCACAACTAATATATCGATTCAATAATTCTGATTTAATATCTCTAAAACAAGCACTAAACGGTGGAATCTTTGCTAATGCAATAAAAGCATTCTCTCTTGCAGATTTATCTGGACAAGGTGGTGGTTCACCAGTATCACCTGTTCCAGTATTTAAACCGTCTGGATCCATATCATCTGGTGGAATGCCACCGTCAGCTAAAACATTATAGGGATCCCCCAAATCTACTGGAGGGTTTTTGCCATTATTATTTTTTCTATGGGCACACTCCATTGCTTCTGGTGTAAATACACAACCTAAATTTGAAAATAATTCATATCTTTCTCCAACTGTCATACTTGGTGAAAGAGGACTATTACCCAGATCAAAATCAGTTCCAGGTCCAGAATTACCTGCTCGTTGTTTTACAATAAATGCTGCATATAATAAACCATTTTCTAGAAGTATTTTTATTGTGCTTCTTCTTCTAAATGGTGCTTTTAAAAGTGGAATTGGTAAGTCCGCAGCACTTGGATCAAAATCATAAATTCTCATCTCACCATCATCATCCCATTCATCATAAATGGTTTGTGCAAGCGCCTTATACTCTGCTACAAAAGCATCAACTTCTGTTCCTGAAAACGGTATATCTGGCCAGTTAAAAGTCATCAGTCTCCATCCTCCGAAATTAATCTACCTGTATTGACAGTGGTCTCATTAAGAAAATTTCCTGGGCATTCCATTTCATTATAATTTGCAGAAGTAACTAGTGTTCCAAATCCAGCACTATCTGGTTGAAGTAAATAAAAGGTTCTTCCAGGATACGTTGATCTAAACTGTTCCCATTTTGTTGATGCATCATTAAGACCACTCGCTTCATCAATCACGGCAATACAAAGTCTTTGAGCACTATTTGGTAGACCAGCAGTTCCACCAAAACAACCAGTCGAAATATTTTGCCTTACCCTTACAGTTCCTTCAAGAACAATTTCTTTTGTACCACCTGGTTTTGTAAAAAGAATATCGTATATGTATCTACCAGGTTTAAGACCAGCAGTTACATAATTTGGAATAGTTAACTTTACTTTTCCTTTCGTTCTATCTGGAAATCCAACAACAAAACTGGTGGCAGTTAAACTTCCCCTGTGTTTTCTTATTTGTGCTCTAGCGGTATGATTTGAAAGATCGACAGATTTTCCACCGACCTCAAACATATCATACTCTTGCTCATAGTCGGTGCCTCTATCTATAGTAATATTATGTACGTATACTGCCGACATTTTTTCTAACTATTTAGAACCAGGGAACGAAGAGCATTATAATAATTTTCTGGATAAGATGGTCCACTGAATGTATTGGTATCACCACTCACATATAAAATTCCCTGACCTATTTTTTCATATGCAGTAACGGTTCTAGCACCATCGACAAAAACGGGTGTTCCACCCGAAAATATTACTGAAGCATCTTGTGATTGTGTTGCTGGAAAATTGGAGTTTATAACACTAGTTTCGGTTGATCTTGTAGAACTTTGTATACCATCATCATCAATTGCTCTGATTTCAGTTCCAAGTAAAGTCAGCATTGCGTTGATATTACTTCTATCGGAACAAGCTCTTTCAGCAGCACTACCATTCCACCATTCAGCATTAAACCACACTACACCTCCCACATTCATATAATCAATAAGTTGTTGTCTTTGTGTAGCATCTTCAAGCATATCTCTTGTAGTGCTACTGCCAATATCAAACTTACTACACTGATTGAAGTTAACACCTATATGAATGACTCCATAGTCACTAATATCATTGATACTTACTCCACTAGGAGTGCCACTAGTTTCTTCAATAATACCGACTTCATCATTAGCATAAACAGTAACAACACAAGATGGTGTGATATCTGGTGTTGCTAATACATTCCCTTCTATAACAATACTTTTCTTATTTGAACTGTCTGTAAACATCACATCCCAGACGTAGCGTCCAGGTTTTACTAATCTTGTTGTTGTCGTTGCTAAAGATACTCTTATTCTCCCATTCGCTCTGTCTATAAACCCAACATTAAAATCTGCTGTTTGTTTGACACTTTCTGGGTGCTTTCTCATTTGAGATGCTGCCGTATACCCAGTCAGATCTAATGGGGTGCCATCAATATTATCCAGATAAAAATCTCTGGAGAAATATTCTCCCGTGTTAAGCGTAATATTGTTGACGTAGACTGCCATATTATATGACTTTATTGAATATTTATCAAGGGCTTGACAACAGTCGATTCCGTGAGTAGAGTTGCTTTGTTAGGTTTGAAGATAAATAATAGCTCATATAATACATTAGTATGAGCTATGAAAATCCTTGGTTATACTTGGAACGAGTATTTGATAGTGATGATGTTGGGGATAACTTTGGTTTTGTTTATCTCATTACCAATAAGTCAAACCAACGACAGTACATTGGGCGAAAGTATTTTTGGTCTTTTAGAAAACCACCAGGGAAGAAACGAAAAGTAAAGCAAGAATCAGATTGGAAAAAGTATTACGGTTCTTGCCCTGAATTAAAGGAGGATATAAAAAAATATGGCAAAGAGTTCTTCAGTAGAGAAATACTGAGTTTACACACAACAAAAGGAACTTGTAACTTTGAAGAAACAAAACAATTGTTTCTTAATAATGTGTTGTCAGAAGCACTTGACGACGGATCACCAGCATACTATAATAGCAACATCTTAGGACGCTATATGCGGAAAGACTATGGTAACTTTAGAATTAACACTAAGGAAGATTCATGAATGGTCCATAGATCGAATGCATACTATGCTTGATGAGTGTACCAAAGATGAATTTATGGATGTAGTCGAAGATGCTCATGCTATTCATGAGGAGTTTGCTGAGTGGTTAGACCCAAACAAAAAGGATCACGATGTAATTTCACTAGAATACATAGGAGAGGAAGATGGAGGAATCATCTAAAGTTTTCAAGAGAAAGATTCTTGAAAGAATCAAGTATTTGACTAATCACGGTAAGCATCTAGAAGCATCCGCTCTTTATAACAAATTTTTTAAAGTATGATCAAAACTATTTTCGCTATGCTCGCAGCAGTTTCTCTAACGACTCCTGCGCTTGCTGATCCAATTGATGAAGATCATTTCTTCAGTGCCCATGCTCAAGGGTGTATGTTACTTCGAGAATGCACCGATCATGTTCAAGAACTTAAAACAGTTTCTGACCTTAATAAACACGAGGAACTTGCTGATATTGATTATAGTATTGTTGCTGATGAGTTTGATGCTCTCGTCCGATCACTTAATGCGGTCGGAGCTAAGGTTTTTCTAGCAGATATGCGATACTTCCCAGTTGGACATCGTGGTGTCTATCATACTGTAGGTAATAACTTCTTTTTGAATGTTGCTCATATGCATCGCCCTGGTACTATGATGTCAGTGATGCGTCACGAAGGATGGCACGCTGCTCAAGATTGTATGGCAGGTAGTATTAAGAATAACTTCATTGCTATCATCAAACCTCAGGAAGAAGTTCCCAAGATGTATCAGGCAATCGCAAAGAGTGCTTACGCAACGCAACCACATGCAATTCCCTGGGAGAAGGAAGCATATTGGGCAGGTCACACTGAAGGTATGACTCAAGCAGCATTAGAATCTTGTGCTGCTGGAACTATGTGGACTGATTATGAACCTACGCCAATGACCCGTGAATGGTTAGTTGAAAATGGATTCCTTACTAAATAATATCATTCGCTGCAGATAGCGAACAAAAACCACCCAAGACAAACCCTTTGAACTAATCCCTCTAAGCCTTATAATGTAAGGGTTTGTTGTTGGAAAACTATTCTTACATATGACACATTTAACGAGAGATGTGTTAATCAAGAAAATCGTTGCCGACGAAATGGTCGGTCTCGGTGGAACTGATTACATCCAGAATTTAAAAAGTGCATATCATAAATGGGAACATCAGGGAAGCGATGTTCTTTGTCAAAGATACAATCAGATAAACCACACAAATATCTCTGTAGAGATTCTTGACCCCTAAATAAAGCTGCCTTGTATGCAGCCAATGCCAGAAGAAGTCAAGAAGGACGAAGTTAAGAAGGAAGAACCGAAAAAGAAAAGTGCCCTTGAAAAACTGAAGGAAAAAGCAGGTGACTCTGAAGAGCATCTTGCAATTCTTTCAACCTTTGTTCGTTTAGGTATTCTGGTTTGGTCTGGTGGTATTCTCACTCTTAACTATGTGACGATCCCTGGTTTCCCACAAGGGAAGATCGACCCCACATTCATAGCCAGTGTGTTTACCGGAGTTTTAGCTACGTTCGGGGTTCAGACTGCTAAAAGTAAAAATGGTAATGGTGGTAGTGCCCCTTCTGGTGGTGTGAGCAAATCTGATCTGGAGAAACTGATCAATGCAGCGGCTCAAACTGCACCTGCTCAAACGATTAGGATTGAGCAAGCACCACTCCAAATCGGAAACACACCAGCACCACAAGGACCACCAAAGTCAGACGACAAATACACAATGTAATGCTATGAACATCAAGTGGGCTACATTGACAGTGGGAGCATTATTTGGATTTGCTCATATTGGAATTCTTGGGCATATTCTTACTAAACCACAATATCCTGAAATCAAATTTCCAGACGGTGATTATTCCTCGTTTACGGTTAAGTCTGGAAAGGAT